GGTCACTCATAGTTTTATTTCCTTGAAATTAGACAATAAAAAAACCTACCGAAGTAGGCTTTAAGTGGGCTTGTCCTTACCCAAATATCTTAAACTTAGGTCTGTCCGTTTGGATAGCTGCGAGCTTACCTGTGTGCATCACGTCAGTAAGCTGTTTGTTGATTTGGTTTAATAGTTGTAGTGCGATAACTAATTTGTTATGGGTCTTCTCATCACCTAGTGGACTGTTAGCCATACTAGCAATAAGACTTTCACGTACCTTATCCATAGCTTCTTTGTAGATAGGGTTATCTAGTATCTGTGTTGCTTGTTCACCACGTTTAACTTCTTCTAATGACTTATCCGCCATACATCATTCCTTGTTGAGCTTTGATTTGTGCGATAGCTAAATCAGTCTCAGCTTTTAATTGTGCCTTGAAGCGTTCTAGTTCTGCTTGAGCTGCTATCTTCTCACGTTCAATTATAACATCATTCTGTGAACGTACTTGCTCTTGTTGTAGTTGAGCTTGAGCTTTTTGTTGTTCAATCTGCAACTGACCTTGAATCATAATCTCTGCTTCAGAAGGCTTCTCTGGTTGGTCTTGTTGCTGAGGATTATTAGCTGGGTTAGTCCAAAACTCTTCAGGGTTCTTAAAGCCTGCGTTCTGTGTAAGTTTAGCTAAAGCGTTAAATATTTTTTCTGGTGATGTAAGACCTATTTGGATAGCTTCTTTTTGCATATTCAAGATAGACATGAGATGTGTAAGTTGTTGGTCTTTATTACCTGCACCTAAGCCTACAGAGATAGATAAGTCTTTACGAGCTTTCCATTCTCTAGGGTCTACTTCTACCCATTTGTTACGTAAACGAATAATGTCTGGTTTAGTAAGTGTTGTTCTCACTAAGTGATGCACAAGTTTAAATAACTCTTTAACACCTGTCTCAGCAAATGTTCTAGCTACTAACTCAATACGTTGTTGAGACGCATTCATTATCTGTGCTACACCGGTAGCTGTCTTGTTAAGACTGTTAGAGTCTAAGCCTTGGTTGTAAGCTGTGATACCTGTTCTCTTTTCTTTCATAGAGTCCATGTATTCAACCATACCGAATGATGATGCTGGTAGTGGTGGATGTGATAAAGGCATAATACCTGTACCTGGGTCACCATCTACACGAACAATACCACCTGGTCTTGACGTTAGCATATCGTCTAGGTTTACTCTATCTGAGATAGCATAACGACCATTGTTAGCTAGATACATATTATCTAACTGACCACGAATAAGAGTAGACTTAATTAGCTGAATGTCCATAGTCAAGTCAGCATAAGAACGACCAATATGTCTATGTGGCATTATCATAGGTGTGATACATGCGAAAGGTACATACTCACATTTCTCTTTGTATAGGATTGTGTTACCTAATACAACTACTCTATATCTTTCACCATCTAACTTAATGTATGTGTCTTTAACTAAGCCTTCTTCTGGAGCAATAGCTCTGTCATATTCTTCATCATAGATATCACGTGCGTTAGACTCTTCTTCAAAAGTGTCTCTAATATCTGACATGATAGACTTAATATACTCAAGTGGCTTGTCAAATGCTTCAGCAATACTAGCTAACTGCATGACTTCTCTATGTTGAACGAAAGTAGCGTCTTGTAGATTAGGACCTGATACCTCTACAGATATCATCATGTTTTCAGGTGCTACGTTATCAATGTATATTTCAGTCTTGCTTTCTGTAACCTTGAGCTTAACGTCATGTAACATAGGTTGCATAACTGTAGATGGGTCTACGCCATTCATGGCTGCTTGTTGATATACAACATCCATATTAATGGATGGGTCATTATAAGCAGTATGTTCTAATACTTCTGTATTTTCATCTGAAGCCAACATCTGAAGCTGGGCGTCAGTTAACCCCTTATATTCGTATTCTTCTGTTTCTTCCTCTTCTTCAGAGTAAACCTTTACATAACCGTTTTTAGATAGTAATGCGTCTTTAAACCATACGTAGAATACTTTAAAACCTTCGTTTTTTTCCATAACGATATGGTTAATGTAATCTGTTTCTTGGTCTGCGGCTTCTTGGTCTTCTGGACCTTTAGGGTCAAACTGAACAACTTTGTCACCGGCTACAAAGACTTTAAGTAATTGTGGTAATGCTGACTCAATCGTGTCTTGCACGTCATAAGATACAACTTGTGAACGACCTTCTTCTTCGTTACCGAATGGCTGTCCTAAGTAATAGTCAATCGCTGTTGCTCTATCATCAGATAGTGATGAGTCATTTACACCATAGGCAATAGATTCTTGTTGCTCTATCTGTGCAATGATTTCCATATCTTGTATCTTCATTAAACAATCCCTCTATTTGTATATTGTATCTTCTCTTTAGACCATGACTCGTTCTTCATAGCTTCTATAGAGGTACATAAGTATCTGAGACAATCACTACCATGACTGTATTCGTCATGTAGTGGTGCACCAGGTTCATTGGTTGCAGAGTTTATACTTCTGCGATAATTCTTTAAACATTCAACAAGTCTATTAGCTGACTTATCAAAGTATATTCTGTGGAAGTTCATTCTTACTAATTTAATGCCAGACTCTATATCCTGCCTAGGAACAATCCTTACATCCCATCCTAACTTCTTCATAATATCTTCTGCTGATATACCATGCTTAAAGTCTTTAGACTGTCCGTCATGTGGTAAGAACATTGTACCCCAGTTATAGGATAAGTTCTTTAGTTGTGCAGAATAGCTATCTAGTGTTCTGTGGTCATCTTCTATATAACCAATGATGCGTAAGTCTGATATACCTTTTTGGCATAGGATAACTGACATGCTGTCGTTCCATCCTAAGTCCATTACTACATGAACCTTCATCATAGGGTCATAAGGTACAGTTGTTATACGGTTACCTTCTTGTGCTTCACGTATCTCGTTAGAGTATATAGCACCATCTACAGCAGCCTTACAATCACCTTCCCATATGTTTGCATAGTCAGGGTTAGTCTTCTCGCTGTGTTGACGTTCTATCTCTAATACTTCAGGAAACCAAGGATTGTCAGTATAGTTTACCTTTACAACCTTAGCGTTATCCGGTGCTTCTACTACAAAACGTTTATATGTATCGTCTGTATCTATATTAGGGTTGAATGATACCCATATCTCTGATTCTGGTTTACGTATTGTAGGTATAAGAATATCCCATGACTTCTTACTAACTGTCTGAGCTTCTTCTACCCATACAATGTCACAACCTTCAAAAGACTTTATAGACTCAACAGTATTTGTAGCAAGACCAGTAAAGCTAAATGTACTACCGTTAATACCTCTAATCTCTGACTCTAAGACTTCGTAAAAAGCTCCTAGACCTAAAGACTGTATTTGGTCATTAAGTAATGTATGTACTGACTGTTTGATACTGCGTTGTATCTCTCTGGCACATAAGACACGTGTTGGCTCACTAGCTGCCTTTATAAGCAATGCCCTTGCCATAGACCATGACTTACCTGAACCTCTACCACCGTATGCTACTTTGTAACGGTGTGGTTCAAATAAGAAGTCTAGCTTACTCGGAAACTTGGCTATCGTCTGGCTTGACAAAAGTAATTCCAATTCCTAATGGTAGTTCTGAACCATCTGGTCCACTTAATTCTGTTTGTGTAGGTAGTATCTTAGCGTATATGTTATAGAAGTTATTAGGGTTATCTATAGCCCATTGCTTCATGTGTTCTACACCACCTATGCCATCAAATACAGCTATGACGTTTTCTTTTACTGTAGATGATAACTTATTAGGAACTCCAGCTTTTCTTCCTGAGCCTTCTCTTTTACCACCACGATTATCTGTTTTTGATAAATCTTCTACTTTTTCAAAGTTTTCGTTGTTTTCCATTGTTTTGCAACTCCCTTAGGTTGGTTGCCCTCTATGTTTATTTGCTTAATAAGCCTCTATAGTACATTTGTTCCATTAATCTTGGGTCTATATAGTTTTGTTGCATTGTCTTACCTGGGTTGATAAGATTTTGCATGTATGGTGACATTTGTGCAGGTTGTTGCATCATTCTCATTTCTGACTCACGTAATACTGAATTTGGGTCATACCTTTTCATTTCACTTTCACGTAATACATTGCCTGTTGAGTAATTAGGCATTTCGCTTTCACGCACAACTGAATTTGGGTCACCTAATAGCCCTTGTTTAGCCATTTGACGAGCCATTAACTCTTGTTGAGTTGGTTGACCGCCTGTCATAGCATTTACTAAATAGTCTAAGTAGTTCATAGTTCGCTTTCCCTGTTCTTTCCTTTTAGAGGATATATCATTCTTTGGTATGTTTCCCACCATTCTTGACTATAGTCTGTATTCTGATAGTCTTTAAAGCATGGTGTGCCTAATGTGTGATGCACTAATTTGGCATCTAAATTGTATTCGTATTCTGTTTCTAGCCAGTTCCATGTCTCGTCTAGCTTACCTACTTGTTCTTCAGGATACTTGAGCCATTCAAACCTGTGTAGGTATTTACCTGTTTGTTCTTGAATAAACTTAGGTGTTAGTTGTTTGTTTAACCAATGTGAGCAGTTCCATAACATAACGCTTGACCAGTTCTTTTTAGGATAGTCTTCGTTCTTTGCACCTAAGTACTTAACAGGATGCTTTGTTTGGTAATGATGCTTGACTACCTTGATTGCTTCGTCTGTATCAAAGTTAGCTAGTATCTCTGCTATATCTGTTCTGCATATCATATCGCCATCTACGAATAGTGCGACACCTTTAAAGTTATTTAGATATGGCACTAGAAAGCGTGAGTAGATAAATGCGTTACTACCGTCTGTATGTGTTTCTTTGTAGTCTTTTAAAGTGTTTAATGCTAATGGTGTAAAACTTACCGGTATAGATGACTTCTCTATAACTGACTGGCAAAAGTTATGATAAGCAATTGGTTCTACCTTGCCATCATATCCTACATATATATCTAGTTTTACCACTTTACTTTGTTTGCCCAAAAAGCGGCACTCATTTTTCCTTTAGCAATGTTCTTAGCGTGTCTTGCTTTAAAAGACTTTGCTCTATCTGTATTTGTCTTGTCACCACTCACACCTTTTTGTCCAAAGCGTATAAGTTTCTCTTGGTCACCATCTTTAGCCAATACTGCATGTGACTTAGTAGGATGATTAGGCGTTCTCTTAGGTTTATTATAACCTGAAAATGTTTCCTTACCCTTCTTAATCATTTCTTTTTCTTAGCTGTCTTTGCTGATTGTTTAAATGCCATAGCTGTAGGTGCGCCCTTTGTTCCTACCTTGCGCATCTTTTCACCTGAACCTGCTTTTATTCTAGCACGTTTAGCAGCGATATTACTATAGAGACCTGGCTTATTTGCCACGTTTAGCTGCCTTTTTCATAGGCTTAGCTGCCATAGTTTTACCTGATTTGCTTGCTGCTTTTTTAGCTGCTGCCATACCTGTTTTAGTATAAGCGTATTTTTTTCCGTCTACCATTGGCATAATTATTTCCTTTTCAAATATTTTATTGCTTTTGTTAATATGTTTACATCATCTTTCATAAGACCAATTGCTGTGTTACATCCATGACACAATAAACCTCTAACTTTACCAGTTTTATGGTCATGGTCTATATTTAAACTTTTACGTCCTGGTGGACTTTTACATATCATACATAAATTATTTGCGTCTTGTATGAGTTTATCATACTCATGTGGTTCTAAATTATAGTTTTTTCTTCTGTTTGAAGTTTTATAATATTTTAAATATCTATCAGGATATTTGATTCTATATTGTTGCTGCCTAATTTTTTTACACTCATAACAATAAGTATCACCATTTGAGTATCTTCTTCTTGTTATGGACATATCATGCCCACGTTTACATATTTCTATTTGAAATGACATATTTACCCCTAACTAGGTTGATTAAAAGGCTAGTCATGAGTTAGCATGACAGGGAGCGACCCTTTTCGCCTTATTCGTTTATTTCTTTTTTTTGCTCATGCCACTTTCAGAAAGGGCTATTGCCAAAGCTTGTTTAGGAGATTTTACTACTGGACCTTTTTTAGAACCACTATGCAACTTACCTGCTTTAAACTCTTTCATCACTTTGCTGATTTTTTTTGATGCTTTGGTCTTGGCTTTCATCATCTTTCCTTAACTTGATAAATCGGTGGTCATATCTGCAATCATTACACAGGCTATACTCGGTGAAGTCAAAAGGTTCACCGCATTGTTCGCAAATAGATAGTTTCATAAAAAGAAAAAGCCCAACCAAGGAGAGAGTATGGTCAGGCTTTTGTGGGATTACGTTATTAGCAGGCAGGAGTTGCCCATATAGGCGATATTATAGCACGAAACACTATATCTGTTCAACAACATTATGCGTTTATTCGTCTTTCTGCTATTGTCAGTAAATTATCGTATGCCATGTCCAATTGCCAGAAAAAGGCTAATGGTGGTTTAGCACCTAAGTATTTAGCATAGATAGCGTCTTGTTGTCCTTGTTCTAAGCTATGCACGATAGCGTGTATAGTTCTAATATTACTCATGTCCTGGGCAGAACACATCTCTTCAAACGCTTCTGAAGTTGACTCGCCTCCTGAAGACATGCCTATGCTTTTAGATGGATAACCTAGCTTGTGATTATCCGTCTTCATCCATAAAGCCCAATCCTCTAGGATGGACAATAAGCGTTCCATACTAATCATATTGTGTTAGCGTATAAGCTACGCTTTGCCCAAATGTTTCTTGTGTAGTTCTTTGCTGAAGGTTATGTTTAGCATCATCTGCGTTGTGACTGATAACACCTTTTATTTGGTCTTCTGTGAAGTTTGCTGTGTGTCCAAATATAGCTTGTAGTGGATGTGGTTGTGGAATGTAATAGTGCATAAGTCTATTATCGTTATCTTTGAATGCGTGTATATGACCTTCCATCTTCATGGTAACAAGCAAGTTTTTAATGGTGTGATAATTTCCATCTACATGTGCTGCTATATCTTTTATAGCTTTAGGCTCTGTAAGGTAGGCTAGTATTTTATCTCTGGTATTCACGATACATCCTTAATTTTACAATGCCATTTTTTCTTATCGTCTTGATGCCAACCATGTACATGAATAGCCCATCCAGCTTCACGAACTGGACCTACGTTTTCATGGTCACCTATCTTCTTTACTCTAGCTGACATATTACCTGCTGTGGTTGTTTGTACCGCTAATACTTCTTTACCCTTTAAAGCTAGTAAGTCTATAAAGCCAAACAAGTCCTGTCTTATCCTTGCAAAACTATTCCAATGTTCTACTACTGCTACTGTGTATCCTTCTTCTCGTAATTTTTTAAGACTTAACTGCGTTGGGCTAGTTGCCATCAAATTGACTTTCGTTAGGTTTAGATATTCCGTCTTTAAATCTTTTCTCTACATTACCGGTGGACTTATTAAGTTCGTATTCATAAGCGTGTGGTGATACGTCATCACTATTCTTTTTCTTTTTGAAAATCTTGTCCCAGTTATCTTGTGCTTCTTGTTCAGAAATTAACAATGGTCTTCTGCCAGAACCTTTACCCATTTATTTAACTCCTATCATGTCATGTTCAAAAAGATATTGCATAGTTTTTATATATGCTCTGTTCCACATATCTCTACGTTCTTCTCGTGTCAGTTCTTTTCCATTGTCTAATTGAACATGGCACTCTACACATAGTGCTGCACATAATGCGTCAGAATTTTTAAGACCCATTCCTTTTCCCTCGTTACGGTGAGCAGCACAAACTGTTTCAGATTGTATGCCACAATGTTGACAAGGTAATTGTCTTAATAATTTAGTGAGTTTCGTATTGCGGTAAACCATCTTGAAATGAACATCCATATTCGTTAGCAAATCTTAATACATTTTCAATAAGCTCAGCAAATTGAGCTGTATCTAAATCAGCAGTTGAAGGAACAACTACTACAGGTTGACCAGCTATTTCTTTAGCATATTTAAGGTACTTGTATTTCATAAGTTCATGCAACTCATCTTTAGTATAACCTAAATGGTCTGATAAACCTTCAAGTAATGTCCAGTATAAGTCATTTTGGCTTAAATTACGTATGGGTTTTTTTTCAGTCACTTGTATTTTCCAAACCTTACTAAAATCAAGTTCCTTTAGTTTGGTTATTAATATTGGTAAATTCATTCTTGTTAAGTTGAAATTGAATTTTATCATCTCTCCATCCTTTCGTTTTAAATACTTGTCCGTCTTTAGAAGTTGCTTTGTATTGAATGTCATCTCCGAATACTTTTTTGCATTGCTTTATAAATTCATTTATGGTCATGGTCTGTCCCTATAACGTAAAGATTTAGAATGAAACCACAAAGGAACAGAACCTTCCCACTCAAAATGCCTTTGTTTATTTACAGCCATAAATCCATCTGGAACTATTCTGGCATCTTCTTCAGTTAACTTACCTTCCATTATGTCTTTTTCTTTTTTCTTATTACGGTAAACCGAAACGCAATTATCCACAAGATTAGTTATTGTAGCAGAACCTGCCACGTCAAACTTACTTGGTGTATGAGTGGTTTCGTCTATTGTTTTTCTGCTGTGTGCAATTAAGTGAATGTGGACATTGAGGTCTCGTGAAGCAATACACAACTGGTCAACAAATTTCTTCTGACCATTATAATCATCTTCATTTATAGAACACTTCATTAAACTATCTACCACAAAATGCTGTATACCTAATTGCTCAGCTCCATAATAAATAACTGATAATACTGCTGTTGGATTTGTGCTACCTAACTGGTCGTACAAAAATAATTTCCCAGTTGCATCATTACAAAACTGAGTAATAGCACTTTCTGTAGGTTCATTAGTTCCAACAGATTGGCGAATGTACCTGGCTAATGTACTTCTACAACTCATCTCAAAAGAACATATCATAACTTTATAGTTCTCAATAAGTTTAAGCGTTACATAGCTCAGTAGCATGCTTTTGCCATGACCGCTATAACCCGACCAGGTTGTTACTTCCCCTAATCTTAACCTAAAATTTTCTGCTTTATCAAACGGAAGATACGCACCACTTTGTATTTCACCAGAAAAATATCCAATAGTAGACTCAATAAAAGTATCTGGACTCTTAATTTTACGGTACTCATCACTTTCTCTCCTAAAAAAATAATTCTTTATTTTATCCTCATTTACTATTAAGTTCTCTACTTTTTCATCTAATGACATATTTGGTAAGCCTCTCTCAATCTATTTACAGCTATCATTAATCTATCCTTATCTTCTTGTGGTAAGGTTTTTCCGTTAGCAACTTCTAATCCAGCTAATGCTACAAGTAATGTTTCATTTGAAATAGCCTTTAAAACAGCATAAGGATTAAAAGGTTTTGATACAGGTTTAAAATCACCTAAACGCTTTGGAACAATATCGTCAAATGTTAAACCTACAGCTCCCAATATATCATTAGCAGCACAACCTGCAAAGCAATGGATTAAAATTCTTTCATCTGGTAAATTTTTAATACTTAAAGATGCGGTTTTATCCTGGTGGGCTGGACATAAACATTGGTATTCATCTTTACCAGACCTATAAGACTTTTCAAAGTAACTTAGGAAGTCATTTATATTCATGATAAAGCCTTAATAAAAGTTATCTTCTCTTCTAATATCTTCTTTTCTTTTCTCATATCATCTTCTATCTTCTCCTCTCTAGCATATTCCTTATATTCCTTATGTATAATTCC